CGATATCACCCATGTTCTGAGCTTGAGCAATCGGCGACACTGGTGTCACCTTAACTTCAAGACCATTCACACGAAGCGGCATCTCAATCATGCCACGCTCATCCATGACATACAGGATACGCGCAATAAGCGGTCCCATCGTCTCTGTGATGAGGCGACCGAACGCAGAGCCAAGGTTCTGCGCCAGTTCTTTCATGCGCTCTGCAATCTCAGTCGCAGAACGTGCCGACATATTGTCAGGCGGTAATGTATCATCCAGCATGATCTTTTTAATGTTCATGCGTAGATCATTGATAACAATCTGAGACACGTTGAAGTCACCGGAACGCGGCAACATCCGTAGGCTCTCACCTTGTGGGCCACCATTACGAGCCACAGGAATAATAGCACCCGGTGTAATGCGGATCATCTGTGGATTAAGAACACCGTCATCCGCTGCCGTGTAAACGCCAGCAATCGACAAGGATGCGTTCTTTAACAGAAGCTCTAGCGTCTTATTCAGTGTCTTAATATCTGGGATTGCAGTAACGAGAGGCCCACGACCGTAGACTTCACCAGCAACCTTCATGTATCGAGCCACAATCCAAGGCGAAGACATCATCTTGCGCTGCACAATCTGTGCCTTACCTTCTGGCCAAATTACATGATAGTCATAATCACCACGGTTCATATCAAGGATTGTAGCCTCAACAAGCTCAATCTCTTCCGTTGGCTTATCTTCAATCATACGCGCTAGACGGTCTGGTATGTCAGCATCCATCCAGTGCTGTTTAATAGCTTCAGCCTTAATCCGCATACGACGATAGACGTTATCAACGCGGCCATGGGCGCCCTCTTCAATCGCCACAAGGTATTGAGGTACAGCGGTAAAGCGAACAGGTGTTACGTCATCTCCGGGTTGTACAAGCATGACTGCTGTACCAACCGCAAGGTCCATAAGAAATTCACCCATTGCCAAATCAAAATTGGACTGACGGAGAACCGAAAACATCTTTTCTGCGTATAAGTCTAAAGCGGCTTGAGCTTCTAACTGACGGTCAGCAGGAATATCTGGACCCGGCTCAAGACGACACCAGCGCCCGTATGGTGGGAATAAGCCAGCTTGAATACGGTTAGCAAAGCGTTGCGTTGCACTAATGGCAGTAGAATCAAACACACGAGCCATTTTATTCTGACCCGGTGAGCCACCACCTTCATAGTATCCGTCATACAGATTGCGCTGCGGTAGAGCAAACTCATAGCAGTCTTCGTAAATCTGACGCCAATTATCCTTGCGGCGTTGTGCAAGGGCGTGACGTTTCATAATTTGATCGACGGTCAGCATGGCTTAACCTTTCTTATGACGCGCCGCAAAATTACGAGCTGCTTCTTCGGAGCCAAAACCCCAAGCCTTTAGAGCAAGAGCCTTGCGCGTTGGCTCGCCCTTCTCATTCTTCATCGGACCCTTCATACCAGCAAAACGTGCAGCAAACGAAACGCGGCGTGGATTAGTGCCGGACTTTACTGGCGCTTGTAGGTTGCCACCTTCTTTACGCTCAAAGTATTTCCGTCCAGCCTCGTTAAGACCGCCTTTCGGGTTCTGGTAAGCCTTCTTAACCACGCGCGGCCCTCATGTTATCAATAAGATTAGGATAAGGACGGCCAGCCTTTTTAGCTGCGCGCATAGCAGAACGCTTTTGCGCTGACGTTAAACCTTTCGGTTTACCCAAATCTTTAGGCCGTTTCTTTTCCCAAACCTGTTTCATAATTATCTTCCGATACGGATGGAAACAGTACCGCTTGTAAACTCACCAGTTTTTACACCAGCGCGATAAGCCACGACAGGCTCTGGGTCTACACCATAGGTTTCAACCGGAGCGGTAAATGTATCGACATCACGCCATGTGCTACCTGCATCAAAGCTGCGTTGGACAGTAACAGTAGCCACGAAAGTGCCAGAGATGGAAAGATTGAAACCACCTTCGGTATAGATACCATCGCTAAACGTATTTTGAGCGGTAATATCCTTTTCAACCAGACCAATACCTTTATCGAGAACAGCCATTTATTGCTCCTTTGGTTTTGGCTTGCCAGCTTTACGCATCGCAATAGCGACCGCTTGCTTCATTGGCTTGCCCTCTTTCATCAACATCTTAATGTTCTGACCCATAACCTTGTCAGACTTACCAGATTTAAGAGGCATATTCTTTCTTCCTCTTCATCGTCGTTTTCATATTGACGCTTTCAACACGTCCACCATACTGACGGGCATATTCTTTCGCCGCAGTCATGCCCTTCTTACTATAGGCAAACGTGCGGGTTTTGCCGTCTTTAAGAACGACTTTAGGCATCAACCAACACCAAGCGTTGTACGTTTCTCTTCATCTGGACCTAACGTGCTACCTAACAATGCACGACCACCAATCCGACGCGCACGAAGAGCGGATGCCAAGCGACGTTGCGCTTCGGTGGATTGTGTTATTTCACGAACAGGTGCAGGTGCTGCTTTTGGTTTACCGCCACCAACAACATCCTCAACAACACTACCAACAGTACGAATAACACCACCCATGATTAAACTCCTAAGTCAGAAGAAATACCAAGACGCGCATCTTCGCGCGTAGGCGATAACAACATACGCTGACCACCAAATCTGCGAGCGCGAGCACGAGAGGCCATTTGCGCTGCTTGACGACGCTCCTCTTCAGCAAGACGCTCTTCTTGACGTTTCTGGGCGGCAACTATTTCCGGCGATGGTGCAGGCATTTTCGGAGCCTTAAAAAGTCCACCCATTATTCAGTCCTCGCAAACATTTTATAATCCGATCCATCAGGCCCATAACGGTGCAAGATAGCTTCTGGTTTCATTTTTAATGCAATAGCCCACCTCATTGCAAGCTCATTCCTACAGTTTACAGCAATTTGCAATCTATGTAATTTCAAATCGATATAAATATTATTGAAGTATCGTATAGCAGTGCGCGTAGCTGTAATAGGAATTGTTTCAAACTGATATGAAGTCAATAGCCAAGCCTCGGCAACACCCGGCCAAATCTCATATGCGCCCCAACAGGCGACGATTTTTCCACCATATATTGCAGTGTAACAGTGCTTCTGCGTACCGAACTGCTTTAATCGCTCCACATAGTCCGGCATATGTTCAAAGTATTCTTTTTCAAAGGGTCTCAGGTCCATTAAATTCACATGAGCCCAGTAAAATGGACAGATAGATAATCTACTATTAGTGCTTAACTTAGACATAATACCCTTGATCTTGTGTTCATATACTACTATGATATCACTCGAATGGACGAGTCATGCGTGTCTGTTCTCCTCCCCGTGTGTGCTTGAGGGGTGTCTTCGGACACCCCTCTTTTTTATGCAAACACGTTGAAGTCCATCGACGCATTAACCTGCTTAAACAATGGCCTGCCATTTGGGTTCCGCGTCAGACGACGATGCTCACCACCACCCAACATAAGATACCCATACGCATCACCAACGTGCGAATGATCGTTCTTGGACGGCACGTCTCTGAACCGTTCTTGACCAGCACCAATCGCTAACCGCTTAAAATGATACCCACCAGCCAATGACTTCCTAATACGGTTGCAATCCTTCGACACTAACAACCCCGGACGACCGTCAATCAATCTATTCATCGGCATAGCACCAGCCTCACGACGCACCATGAAATCATTGGAGTTCGTCGGCTGCGCTCTCAAACCAAGGGTCCGCAGATGGTCGAACGCCGTTACTTCAAATATTTCATCGCGTTTACCACCTGCGGGGTCGCCCCAGATAAACACCTCGCTCTTTGGGAACTTAGTGCTAATATCCGCCATAAGGTGATGGGCGAACCTCTCAAGACCCATGTCAAATGCTACCAATTCATGCACGACATGCCAACGCCCGTTCGGCATCTTTTGCCCAAATACAGCAGCAGGCGTTAAACCAAAGTCCAAACCAATATGCACTGGCATACCGACTTCAATCTCAACGTCAGCCGCCATCAAGCTATCACTATACTCATGCCAGACAGGCTTACCGTCCTGCACATAAACATACTTAGCCCCAGCATAACACTCGATCCAATCAAGCGTCTTACCCGCTAATTGCTGCTCGTAATAACCGGGCGGCAAGTTATTCAGGTTCTCAGCCTTCGGATTTAACCGCCAATACTTATTCGCCCCAAAAATCGCATCCTCATGCTCTTTAGTTGCGTCAGTAACACCACCGGGCTGCTTGTAGAACTTCCACGGATACCGACCCCTAATCGGGTTCTTCTCCGCTAACTCATGCCACCAATGATCCGAGTCCATCGGGTTGGTAGACATCCAAACACCACGCCACGGACAACCGCCATTCTTCTTCGTCGGATAACGACCAACACGCGACGTTAATCCATCAACCACCGCTTTCGGTAACTCACGAGCCTCATCAACGAAGCCACCCGTCAATTCAAGTGACAATAACTTCCTAACGTCTCTCGGCTGATCCAACGCCAGAAAGATAACCTCACAGTCCAATCCCGGCGTATCTTCTCTGGGCGGCAACTTAATATGATGCGTAATCGGTGGAGACCACCGCATCTCACCCCACATATGTTCAGGAAATAACTCCTGCCACGTCTTAATCGTCGTCGTCCGCAACTCAGGATAGCTATTACGAATAACAGCAAACCGCGTGTACCGAACATTATCGACGGGCGAAGGTGTCTGCTTCACGGCGCGAAGCATCACCTCCGCCAAACAAGCATACGTCTTGCCTGACCCTACCGGACCCATCAAGCCACGAACGAAGCTATCGTCATTCAAGAACTGCCACGTCGTAGGACTTTGCGAAAAGTCCAAGTTAAGACCAGTGAGCGCGTCGTCGCCCTTCTGGCGGCGACGGCGCGGCGAACGGTCTGTAGCGCGTGGCGATCTAGACATCAGATAACATTCCTCCAGCGTCTTTGCTCCAAAGCAGGCCCGTTCTCAAACACAAGACCATACTTCGCCATAGCAGCACCGAAATAAGCATCAGCCTTATCAATCTCAGTAGGCGTCATACCCATCGCATTCTCAACATGCATAGAATTAAACGGCTCAAACTCACCGTACAACTCGTCCAAATGATCGTCAAAGTGACGCTTATTCATACGAACCCTTTGGATTTCCTTATCCAACTCCGCATTAACCTTACGCCAACGGCTCAAACACGCAGGGTGTATCTCATAAATACTTGGACGCTTACAATAAATACAACAATTACTCGTCCTCGGCATCTGTTTCCTCCACTACTTCATACGTTGTTACGTCTGGCCCTCTCACGTTAATCCCAATCATGCTAGGACGGCGGTCATCACTATTAGGCTCAAGTAAGCCACGATGCTTCGCCAGCAATCTAAGCGCAGACAGTTTATCGTGCATCTCCACTTCAATCGTATTGCCATGCTCGTTAGGCGTAATCTTCACCTTCTTAATGGCACGACGAGCGCGTGGAGACAGTTTATCCGAGGCTAGAACCTGCACACGTCCTAGCTCGTCCCAAGACAGCACGTCAGTAATCTCGCTACTGCCGAGCGCCTCAAGCTCATTTACAACCGCCTCACGGCGCTCCTCATCACGAGAAGCTAAAGCGGCGCGTATTTCACGAACGGATAGTTTATCTTCGGTCACTCGTGTACCTCCGAACCAAGAGCCGCGTAAGCAACAATATCCAGCCACGAATCCTCATGGCTAGGTGTCTCAGCTAAACGTGACAGCTTTAGACAAATCATACATTGGGCTACCTGCGCCCTCGTCACTTGCTGACCCATAATCACAGTCCACATAACCGCAATCCGATCAAAGTTCACACGAGCATCGCCATAATCAGCGCCTCGATCTACTAGCGTAACCTTCGCTAATTCCAATACTTCATCCCGCTTCATCGGGTGTGTCCTCCTCCATAAATATTTCCCCATGCCCGTTGCAGAGATAACAAATAGCAAGCACGTTCGTCCGCTCTCTCGCGCAATCGGGCGAATCATCATAGCGAAGATATTTCAGTCCGCAACATTCGGGGCAAGTTTGTAAGCTAAACAATGCGTTCCTCCGAAAAGTAAGGAAAATTTTGTGTGACACCCCCCTATAGAATTGGCCGGGGGTAGGGGGGAAAGGGCCTCTTTCGTTATAAATCAATAGGTTAGCCTGTCAATCCGCTAGGGCAAACGTACGTTAATTCAAAGCGCGGGCAACATCAGCAAGGGCAGGAACCCCCGCACGCTTTAATAAGCAAGCCCTGCAATGTTCCTCAGTAGCCCTTACGATTGCAGGAACGTCAACGCCTAACGCTGCTAGCTGGCGGGCAGCGCCTAGCTCATTCTCAGCCCTTCTAGGCTGTCCTAGCACCCTTTCAACGGTCGCCGCGTAGGCAGAAGCCAGTGAGTGAGCGTTTGCAATCAAGGTGTTGTCTTCCCCCAATCCCCCTATTTCATTCTTGTGCGTGTCTTCTGTATCTGCTGCCGATAACAGTAGTTTTGCCGATTGCACTTCTTCCCACGTTGGCAATGGTGCATCTACGTCATAAAGCACTTGGTAGCGGTTTATCTTGCCGAATTGTGCGTATTCCATCTGATAGTCTTGTGGCCTTAGTCTTCGCACGTAGCCAGCTTTAACTAGTCTCGCAATGCTTCTTGATACGCTAGCGGGATCAACTCCAACTATATCACCAACGGTCTGAACACCGGGCCAGCAAACGCCATGCGAGTTGGTAAAGATGCAAAGCCCTACGAGCACTCTAAAGTGTGAAGTGTGTAGCTTCCGATCCATTAATGCCCGAACGGGTATGATCGACCATTGTCGTTTAATATCTAATTCAGAAGGGGATTGCATCGTCTAACTTCCCGCCTTTAGTTTCCATACCCTTGAATATAGCGTCCGGCATTTTCGCCTTTACCAATGACATGAGCTTAGCCGCATCGTAAGCATCAATTACCCGCGCCACCTCTTCCACGCTCCACACTACACAATCCGGGCGCTCCTTGGCTACCTTTACGGCTTCATAGTCTGAGCGCGTAATACATAAGACGCCGCCCGATGGGATTGCAGCTTCCCATGCTTCCCCGGTTAGCTCTTTTGCTCCTGCTTCCATCGCTGCCTTTTCTAACGCGGCATACGCTCGACACGATACAGGAACCAGCTTCTCTACCTCGTCGGCGTTACACTCGCGGATAGCTTTATTGAGCCTATCACATTGCAACTCGAATCGCTCGCGTAATTCCTGCCCTACTAAATCGGGCAAGCGATCAATACCCCATCGCGATTCATATCCGCTAACTACTTTATCGTGTTCGAGTAGTGCTGACCGCACTCTTTCGGCGTCACGCTCATTCGGCCCGAAGTCACGACGCACTGATGATCGATCAGCTTTCGTGACTCGTTTTCTAGTTCCAGTTTTCATCTTTTCCCCTTCATCAATAGATCATCATCAAATCGCATCAATAGTATTGTCCCCCTATAGGGGGACACAACACTATTGATCTGATGGAGCATTGTCTTACTACCCCTTACATACCCCCGATCTGCTATTGATCCCCTTATTATTCAATGACTTAGCCAGTTGATCCCCTCACTACCGCATCGGACCATGCAATTTTTTTTACCGTTTGCCCTTGCGCGATATCGGGAGTGTATTATATATAACAGTTATAGCACACTTATATACGGGAGATATAGCATGACTACGACTTTTTATTCACTCACGCTTAAAAGTACGAATAAGAAAACCGGGCCAATTCCCGTTTCAACGACTTCAGCTAATACTTGCCCTAACGATTGCCCTTTTAAGGGCAATGGATGTTATGCCGACGGATACCCTTTAAAAGGCCGTTGGGATGAGGTAACTCGCGGCGAGCGTGGCGGAAGATTGGAAGCATTTTGTGATCAAGTCGCGGACTTGCCAGAAAATCAATTATGGCGTCACAACCAAGCGGGCGACCTTCCGGGCGATGGTGTTCATATTGACGTGACGGCAATGTCTAAGCTTGTCGCGGCGAATAAGGGCAAGCGCGGATTTACTTTTACGCACTATAACCCTAAACGCGGCCCCACTAACGCGGCTGTTATAGAAGCCGCTAACAAAGACGGGTTTGTTGTTAACTTATCGGCTAACAATCTAAATCATGCCGACGAACTAGCCGCGTTAGATATTGGCCCGGTTGCAACCGTATTGCCCGCCGATTTTAACGCGCGCAAAACTACGACGCCGCAAGGCCGTCGCGTCGCGCAGTGTCCCGCTACTTATAAGGACACAACTTGCGCGGAATGCGGATTGTGCGCCAAGCGTGACCGCAAGGTCATTGTTGGTTTCCCGGCGCATGGCAACAATAAACGCAAAGCATCCGCAATTGTCGAAAACATGGAGCACACACAATGAAACGCAATCCACTTATTTTTATCGCCGAGTTTCTCACCATCTTGGCGTTCTTTGCCGGGTGCTTTGCCATCATGGCGTTAGCGCCCGAAATAAACCAAACCATTATTGAGTTAAAAGGGGGCAATTAGCCCCCTTCTTTTTGCGCTTCCTGCCCTTCCGGCGTAGGCCACACAAAGCCTTTATCTGTCACGACTAGGCCGCGCTTCTGTAGTGCATTACGCGCTGCTGAGCGCGCCTGTGCCGTTTCGTCGGGCGCGTCACGCTTATGCGCATCGTGCCATACTGTAGAAAGTACCTTCTGAGCCTGTGCATCGATGATAGTATTCGTTAAAATCCGCAATGCGTGGTATTGTGAAGGCGTGAGCCTAACCTTGGCCTTGCCCTCAACTTCGACACGCTCCAACACGATTGACGTTTCACCTATAAGCGCGCGTTGGATCATACGAAAACGCAAGGGCTCTATTTGCTCGGCGTCTTTTTGCTTTTCAATTTCGCACGTTAGCAGGCCGTATTCTTGCGATAGTTTTAAGACACTATCTGAGCCACCTAGTAGCGCGCTACTGCCCCTCATGCCGCGCGCCGAGTCCTTACCGGCGTGATGGATACCCAAAAGAGCGCCCCCGGTATGCTTCTTTATGGCGTCACACGCTGCAATGAATAGCCCCATGCTATCCGCGCTGTTTTCCTCGTGGCCTAGCAAGGCACGAGCTACCGTATCCACTACCACGAGCGAAAAGTTTTCGCCTATCGCGTCGATAGTGCGTAGAAGGCGTTCTATGTCCCCGTCATTAGCGAAGGCGACGCTTGCGGGTAGGATATACAGTGGCGCATCATCACGCCATCCACGGGCGTATCTGAGGGCCTTCACGCGCTTACCTAAACCCGCTGCCCCTTCCCCCGCTATGTATAGAACCCGGCCTTGCGTCGTTGGTAGCCCGTGGAATGGAACACCGCGCGCAATACTCAGTGCTAAATCTAGCGCAAAAAACGTCTTTCCCACGCCCGGTGGAGCGTACAGGATGCCTAATCCTTGCCGGGTCAATAGGTTTTCGACGGCCCAATCGACGGGCGGGAGAGCCATCAGATCGGAGAGGCTTAGAATCGGAAAAAGGCCATCGGGGGCCTTCAAATCGGGCTCTTCAGCTTCATAGATAGGGCTAGGGTCCGGAATGATTTCTTCGGCAATTTGAATTGGCGGTTCAATTATTTTCGGCGCGACCTTCACTGCCTGTTTGAACGCGCTCAAATCCCTACCCATATTGAACCAATCCGCAACATCACCTTTTGGTGGTAGCCCTTGCAGTTCAACGCGCTTTATCTCAGCGGCTATACCCCATAACTTTTGGATCACTACATCCGCGTGACGTTTACCCGGCTCATCGTTGTCGGGCAGCACGATCACACGCCTACCTTCAAAGAATTTATTCAGCGGATCGCGCCACTTGCCTGCGCCACCATGTGAAGTGGTGGCGACTAGGCCGTGTCGCGCTAGTGTATCAGCACACTTCTCGCCTTCGACGATAAAGATTGGCGCTTCTGGATTCTTGATAATGTCGGGCAGGCGGTATGGTAGCGGTTCAATGCCGTCCATATTATAGACCCAACTCTCGCCCGCTGGCTGACGTTGGATGAAGCGTCGTGGCTCAAATCTGAGAACTTGATATCGTAGTTCTCCGTTGTCGTCGTAGTAATTATAGGCTTTGCTGAGATACTCTCTCGGACGTAGCTTCTCAGCTTGTTGCGACGAGATACCGAACTTACGTTGCAGGACTGATCCAATCCCGCCAAGCGTTGCACCTTCTTCTCGTTTAACAAGATCAATTACTCCACCGCCTTCGCCACCGTTCGTTTCAAAATCGTACCATGTGCCTTTGCGTACATCGACGGACTTACTGCCGTGTGTACCCCATCTCAGTTCGTGTCCTCGTTTTGCAGTTGGCTCACCCCAGTAGTGGGTAGCCACCTGTTGCATATACGCTCCGATATTTTCAGTCATGCTAAATCCCGTGTGCTAACGAAAAAATGGGCGGGTAGCATATTGCCACCCGCCCGCGTTTGTCAAAATAAATCGTCTTCCTCCGCTGCTTCCTGCACCAGAGGTTTTGGTGCTGGCGCTGGTGATGATCCACCATCCAAACCTTCGGGACGATCAACCCATGACGCAATCTTCCAAGATGGAACGCGATAGGTAGACTTCGATCCATCAGGGGTAGTGATGGATATCTTCTCAATCGACGTAATCGCAATTACTGGAACCTTACCTTCATTGGCTCCACGCTCCGCTTCAAACTGACTGTGCAGTTCATCCATCTTACGCAAGACGGTCTTGGCTGAGTGCGAGAACTCGCGCAACCCAAGGTCTTTATTATAGATGCGTAAACGGAAGGCGTTCTTGTGATCCGGGCTAGGACGGGCTGGCATCTCGCCACCAATCTTAACCATGTGGAAGTCAGGCGCACCACCAGCGAAGGACAACCAACCGACCTCAATGTTATCGAAGTCAGCGACGAACTTGACAGGAATTTCCATGTCATTCTCGTCTCGTGTCCACGCACCACCTGCGTCTTGATACCGATCTACTCTGACCATCGCGCCGGACTTAGCGTCCCACTTAACGATAGGCAGGATATCACCTGACGCTTTAGCTTCCGTTGCAAAACCTAATGCCATTCTTTACTTTCCTTAACGTTGAATTACGCTCACACCATTGTGAACGCTTCGATTTGGAAGTGAGCGACAGGTTCAACATCATCTGAGTCTCCTCTGTCGTATCGACCTCCCATTCGTATCTCAAACGGTGATGCAAAATCGCACCAAAATAATCCGTCGAGATACTGCACTAGCAGAATAGAGCGAGTACCGCTCACGTCTGCTAATTGCCTCGCAGCCAGTACCTTACCCAGCGATATCATCAGCGTTGGATAACGGTCGTGGCTATTGTTTCGTGCCTTTATCTCTGCCCAGCCCTTGAGCTTGCCATTCTTAAACATGGCAAAATCTAGGCGATAAGAAATGGGCAGCTTATGTAGCTGTATTCCTTTCCTCTCCATTTGTGCGGCGACCTTACGCTCGACAGTTAAGTCGGCTGGTCTTTCGTATCTTGGGCGCACATTAACTCTCTTGCTATGTAGCAGAAGGTTTCAAAATCCACCTCTGCTGTTTTAATCCATCCAATGTTTTCGGTTTTATCAAACATCAAACCGATGGTGCTTAAGGCTAGGACACAACGAATAGGTGCGCGATCATACTTATAGATAAGCACTGGCTGTAGATTAGCGCGTGACGCAGCAAAGCACGTCTGCCCCCACCACTCTGGCTTGTGTCCATTGCCACTCGCGTACCGCTTGCACTCGATAGCGAACGGCCATTCATCACACTCAATCGGGCGCAGATCACAGAGTTGTGATTGCCTGTACTGCTCAATGTCTCTTTGAAATTTTATTCCAATTTCATCGAACAACATACCAGCAATCTTGCGCTCAAACGCTGCACCTTTTTGCCTACCGTTAATCACCGCTTCGCTGCGCTTATCATTCTGTCAACGCTGGTGCGGTTCTCTTCCTCTTGAAGTACCCGCGCCAATGCAGTGTAAATTATTTCATCAGCCAGCGCTGACATGCTGCGGTGCGCGCTCTTCTCTACTGCCTCGCGCAGCATATGATGCGTCTCAACTCTAAGTCGCAACATACATGGTTTGTATTCGCTCATAAAAATTTTCTTCCGTTTGCTATTGCGAACTATGCTTTCAATGTTATATAACACTGATAGCACATAAGTACAACGGGGATAAATAATGTTTAGACATGACAAGTATGTTTTGTATCTGCGCGTATCGACAGACAAGCAAGGCCGTAGTCAGCTTGGCCTTGAGGCCCAGCAGACAATGGCCTCTCTGTATATGGATAAGGTGATAGCCACATATACAGAGGTAGAAAGCGGTAAGATTGATGATCGCCCTGAGTTAGCGAAAGCATTAGCTCACTGCCAACGTGAGGACGCTGCAATCTTAATCGCCAAGCTCGATAGGTTGTCTCGTTCTGCTTCATTCTTATTCACGCTGCGTGATAGTGGTGTGGAAATTGAGGCCGCTGATATGCCGGGTATGGGTACATTAGAGTTTGGTATTCGTGCTGTATTCGCGCAGCATGAACGCGAAGAGATTAGCCGACGCACCAAGGCAGCACTCGCTGAGAAGAAAGCGCGTGGTGTTAAGCTCGGATCACCTACACCCCATCGTGGTGGAGCTAAGACTGCTGCCACGATCAAAAATAAGATGCAGACAATTTGCACGAAGGCATTGCCTCTTGCTCAGAAACTGCGCGATCATGGCGAGAGCTATCGTGCTATCGCCTCAACCTTGAACGAAACTGGTGTACCTGCCTACGGAAAACAATGGCACGACACAGGCGTTCGTAACATGCTGGAGAACTACAATGGTCGGTAAATTGACCCCTGACGATATCGCTACTGCGTCCACACTGCCCGCAATCATGGGCTTCTCCCGATACAAGACGCAGAACGATGCACTCGCTGACGCTATCGCAGCGATGGAAGGAACCAAGGAAGACAGTTGGACAGGCAACGAAGCAACTCGGTGGGGTGATAGGCTTGAGCCTGTCATCATCACTGAGGCAGCGCAACGATTGAACACAAGCAACCTATGTCTTGAGTTTCCGCAAGCGTTTTTCCATAACACACTGCCTCTTGCCTGTTCGTTGGATGGTACAGCCGAAGGTAATGGACAAATCTCTACTGATTATGAAGCGGGTATCTACTGTATCAACCGTCCAGTAATAGACCTATCTGGTACTGGTATTATTGAGTCCAAGCTGACGAGTGCTATGCCAGAAGATAGGCCACCACCCTTCCGTGGACCGTGGCAACTACAGGCGCAGATGATGTGTACTGGACACAAGTGGGGCTGTATCGCAACACTTTATCGTGGCATTGAGCTTCGATTGTTTCTCTATAGTGAAGACCTAGAGATGCAAGGCGTAATTGCTGAAGCGGTCATGGAGTTTGAGAAGCGTAAGAAGGAACGCGACTGGTATCCATCAGTCTCAAGTGAGGATGCTAATACTGCTTACTCTCGTGTTGATGATGGGCTGCCGGACATAGACTTGAGCAAGTCAATGAACGGTGAGAAAGCTCTTGTTGATTTGGTTGAAGCAAAGGCTGCGAAGGCTGCGGCTGAAGCTAGGATTGATGACGCGGAAGCTACAATAAAAGACATCATGGGTAGCCACGAAAACGCTGTGGGTCTGGTAGGTAATACTAAGTATGGTATAAAGTGGGGAATGCGGAACTACAAAGCGACGCCGGAGAAGATTACTCCAGCGAAGCCAGCACGTAGTGTTCGTTCATCCTCTCTAACTTTGAAGGCCATTGATTGATGGAAACTAGGTATCCCGGTACGAAGCTGCCAGACGTTATTAAATTGTATCAGGATGAGAAGGGCGATAGGACTACTGAAGTCTACCGCCTTGGTAATTCATTCGGTATCAGATACAGCGAAGGCGATAAACATTGGAATGGTTTCTATGCCACTCGTCTTGATGACGTTGAAGCAATAGCCGAGGATTGGGTACTTAGAAAACCGATCAGGATTTAAGCGTTAATCCAAGTGCTGTCTCCCAGCTATCCTCTTCGATAGTTGGGGACAGTATCTTCGATAAAGCCATGCGTCTGGTAAGTTGCTTGGAGATAATCTCAATTGGAAAGAAGGCGATCTTTCTCAAGTCTAACGCGACGCAAGCGACAATATCACAGTCGTCTATGGTCAGTGCTTTTTTCGGTAAGCTCTTGCTGACCTGCCATTGATATCCGTGTTTATCATTTGTTTTCAATGTGGACTTCACTTGAATACGAACGATGTCTTGGTTTCTGACAGCGATAATGTCCATACCTTCGGCGTCGATGATCGAAGGACTCCAACCAAAGGTGAATAGAACACTACAGGTTAGATGTTCTCCTGCGGTTCCAATGTGCTTGGCGCTAATCAAGAGCCTCAAGCCGAGCCGCGTGACGTTCAGTTCTATTAGTAGTTTGCTTGTAAAGTTTACTATCCCGCAGTTGTGCTGCTGCTTCCTTCCAATCACTTGCCTCAATAGCTGCGTGATGCTTGAGGAATTTCTGATATCGGCTTCGACCTAATTGAAATGCCAAGCTGATGATAGTGATCTGTGCATCCTCTGGCATGTTGTTTAGGTCAGGGTGTAGCCACTTCGCATCGTTGACCGCAACCTGCACGTCTTTCTTAAACACTTCATGCACACGTTCTTCTGATACAGGCGCACCAACAGGCCATCCATACTCAGGATCGTCAGGCACAATCAAATGTCCTATCCCGTATGAGGGTTTAGACAAGTGGTCTAAATAGACGGCATACACGCAGCCTTCATCCTGCTCTAAAAGCTGCCGTAAACGGGTCATCATTTACCTTGGCCCCGGTAACGCTTCCAGTTCTTCCGCTTATGTTTATTAGCCGGACGAGAGCGAGGTGATTGACCTATGCTCGTCATCTTCTGAACGGGTATCGGACGCCATACTTGGCCTACGGTAGATTTAGCCATTATTTCACAACCTTCGTATCAGTCTTCTGTTTCTTGTCGTATGAACGCAAGCCAGAAATACCGAGCATACCAAACATGAGAGGCATCATTACAGACATATCCGCTTGCGGTATATCAATGCCAAAGCCAGCACAAATCGGACTGACCATATAGTTTATGCCCAAAGATAGCCCACATATCCAGCCGATTAGGGGACGCCACGATGCTTGAAACCAGTTGCCTTTAGCATCAGCCTTCAGCACTTCGATCTGAGCCATAATAACTTCGTGACTTTGACGCTCTGCAAGCGTGGCTATCTCGTGAGCTAATCGTGCCTTCTGATCTTTGTCCTCAATGACTTTATCAAGGATGCCAGTTACAGGACCAATCAGGCCACTTATTAAACTTCCAATCATTTCTTTTGCTGCCAACTAGTTGCACCGAAATAGACTGCGACGAGTCCAGACAAGGAATAGAAGATAGGAGCCATTTCAGAGCCACCGTATTTCTTTGGATCGATCAAGAAACAAATAACCACTGCAAGCATCATACCGATTGCGACCCAGCACATCCGACGACGATTGACTTGATAAGCACGTTTATCGGGGACGTTATCAACAGCATCAGTCATTTCTTAACTCCATCCAATAACCGTCTGATATTCCACGTTCCGTCTGGACCTTGCGTCATTTCAACCTTCATGCGCTGACAGACCCAGCGATCCTCAAAACCATGCGCCTGACCATTATAGCGCTTGATCTTACGTTTAACAGCAAGGCAATCAGAAAGGTTTTCATGGTGCTTAAACCCCTCCAATTCACCACCAGAGAATAGCAAAAGAACGAAAGACATGGCGGTTATCAATGCCCATCTCCTTTCGCTCCGTTATTCTTATGAAACATTTCCATCTGGCTGTCCTTGAGCTTCTCCATCTGTGCTTCAAGGTTAGCGATGCGTTTCTCGTAAAAGTCCAATGTTAGCTTTTGCTGTTGATCGAATGGAGCTTGTCCGCTTTCTATCTCTTTCGTGAGTTTCTCTAACTCACCCGTGAGATGCTCTATAAGCATAAACTGTTCGCTGTCGGCAGGTAAATTACCCATCTCGCCACGCGGCCATTTGATCCTGAACTCCGTATTCATGTTCAGATCGTTTTGCATCAAATGCTGATTGGTCTCGATCTTGTTGAGACGCTCGATCACTTGAAAATAGGCGTAAGTCGAAATAGCAGCAGCCGCAATCAACGAAATCAAATTGCGGATTGGCAATGCTACTTGGGTGGTATCATTTATTTTTGCCGCTGCCATTGCGGATCTCTTGTAATGTCTGGTAGCACCTCAAACCAAACCATAACGCCGATAGGCCCGCTGATAGGGCAGGTAGCCACTCCATTAAAGCTGCTGCTGTAATGCCTAAACTTCCCCAATCAAATAAGCGGATATCGTCTTGGTTCATTAGCTCTTCCTCAAAACCAAGATAATTAATAGCACAATTAAGCCGCATGTCACTAGGTCAGGTGTTGACCACATGCTCATGCCCGGTGGCATCGTTATGAAGCCTGAGAAGCTAGATGTGTAGCATAAGCAGCCTTTACTTCGTCCGTGAACACTTGACCTGCAATCGCTGCTACGTCTGCATCTTCAGCAGTTAAGTCTGCGTCAGGCGTTAGTACATGACGATGGAATGTACGGCTTATCTCAGTACCGTCTTCAGCAATTACAGTAGCTGTACGAACCTGAACTACAGGATAACCCGCAGCTAGTTGTAGAACTTCAATCTTGTCGTTCTTGGTTTCTTTAGTTAATGCCATTTTTATCTCCTTGGCTGGACTGTCCACGCACTAGGCGCATTAAGTTGATTTAATTAAAAAATTACTTGATCCATCAGATATTAAAGTAACTTTGTTGTATTGAGCAGACAGCGCATATGTTGTTGCACCATTGATTGTTTGAGAACTTGCAGGATCAATCGTAACCGCATTACCAGAACTATCAGACTTGATAAAAAAGAACTCTTGACCGGGTGTCATTGTATTGGCGCTTGGCAAGTTTATTGTTACCGCACCACTACTAGCGTCAACGATTGCCCCATCGTCAGCATAAGTAATTGTTGAAGTTGATGATATGATTAACAATCTTTGCTCAGACATAAAACGTGTAGTTGGACTATTAACTCTAAACACATCTGCATTAACATGATTGGAAACTGCATTATCTTCAATAACTGTATTAGCAGAACCATCCATGTAAATATAATAACGTGCAGTGCTATTACCATCCATTTCGTTATATCTAATTTTAGTATTATCGCAGTCTACTAATTGAATACTATCAGAAGCGGCATATGTTCCAGAAAAACCACATGCGTAGATTTGATTAAAAGCAATTTCTAGGTTATCTGTATCTTCTGATAATATTCCATAACCATAACATCTATCAATTTTATTGTCATAAACTGTATTTCCAATAGTTGTTAATGATGCATCATACTCATAAAAAGATAATGCAGCTGCTCCAGAAGCTGCTCCACTTTTTACTATTGTATTTCCTACAATACTCGTGCTTCTTGGAGACCCAATTCTAATTCCATGTCCTCTCGTCTCAAAAATATCGTTACCTTCAATTTTTCCATAAATAACCTTAAATATATCAAGTCCTTTAGACGCATAACTAGTAAGGCTAGGATCGTAAAAAACTTTATTATAAGTAATTTGACATCCATCAAAATAACCAGCTTGTATCGCTGCTACTGTATTATTTTGAAAATAATTTTGATTAATAATGGCATCTGCTACTCTAGTCTCACCACCTTTAATTCCTGTAGCTGTTCCATAAAAAATACAATTTTCAATTTTAGGCTTAATATCATATTCTGATGCTGTTGTTGACATTTCAATTCCAATAGCACCAGATGCAAATGCACAATCTTCTATATTTAAATATTCTGTCCAAGATGTTTTTATAAATGATGTTGTGGTTGCTCCTCCAAAACGCAAGCCTTTAACTTGAACATATTGAACGGTTTGCGAAATAGTGCCAGTAATTATTAAGCAATCAATAGCCGTTGTTCCCTCAATGGTTGCCCCACGCCTACCTGATGAAAGCGTTATATTGTTTCGATCAATAATTAAAGATGAGGAGATTTTATAACGACCATTTGGAAAATGGACAACAGCAGACCCATATATATTTGCTTCCGCATACAATTCGGCTGCATCGATAGCTGCCTGCAAAGCAGCAGTGCTATCAGCTACACCATTCGGGTCAGCCCCATAATCAAGAACATTAAAATCTGCTCCATCAATCATACGGTTGTTTACTTTTGTAAGTGACATTTAAGTCTCCTATTTATGCGGCATGATAAGTAATGCAGCAACGCAAATACTCATCGCCACTAGCATCTGTCACAGGCACAGCAACACTTTGATTATTGTTAGCATCAAATTTTCTAAGGCTTACTGTTGTAGTGCTGGTATTAGAAATTCCAGAAATTATACCAGAGGCCCAATTAGCTGAAAATCCTACATAAAGACATCCACGATCATCATCACTATCAGAAGAAAAAGGCAGACCCTCAAGTTGTAAATTACCAGAGCCGCCAGAAAATGATGAAATAATTATTGTAATTTCACAATGAACAAGCCTTCCTATTTTTGTGTATTTGCCAGTTTGAGTTGTATAAGCAATAGTTGGATCAGATGTTGTGCCACCTAACGAAGGCACAAAGCTCCCCTCTTCATAGTCATCGAAAAGTTCACTTGTGCCAGTGCCAGAGGTGGCAGAGAAGTCGATGCCTTTGCCTGATGTGCCGATAACAAGGTTGCCATTCTCAACTTCAACATCACCACCAGAAAATACCTTTAGTATCTCTGTTGAAGCTGCGCCACCTGTGCCAAAACCAACACGCCAATAGTCTGGACTTGCTGAAAACACACCCATCATGTCAAAGACATTTGTTGATGCTTGAAGCTGCACATAAGGATTATTGCCAGCGCCAGCAGTTTTGACGAGCATCTTAGGATTACCAGCACCTACATCGATTGATACATCGCCACCGAATGTTCCTGTCGTAGCACTTAGTGCAGCCGTTGAGCTTGCACCAATGATTGTGCCATCAATATTTCCACCATCAATGTTTACACTGGTAGCATCTTGTTGAGCCATTGTTCCAAAGTCGGAAATAGGCTCACCGTTGACAGTTAGTGTTCCCTCAACTTCAACATCATTGAAAGTTGGATTGCGTCCAAAGATGCCGCCTTGTTGTTTAATTGTCATCAGTTTGCCTCCAGTTGTGCAATACGAGCTTCAAGCGCATCAATCTTATCAAGTGCTACCTGTAATGCGACAACAGCTTTTTGATGCACAATAGATTGCTTGATGCCTAGCCGTTCTTCACCAGTGTCTTGATTGGTATATTGTGAAACAAGATTGGGAGATGTTTGCTGTAAGTCTTGAGCAATTTGACCAAGCATTACTTGATCGTCACCAATCATGTTATATTTGCAGAACCGCATTGCTCGAATATCATTGACCTGATTTTGCTTTGCTGCTTCATCAAGATAAGAGATGTTTTCCTTTAGACGAGCATCAGAAATCGTGCCGTATGTGCCTGTAGCATTGTTTACATCACCAGTATTTACAAACTCAACCTTGTTTGCACCACCGTATAGAAATTGCAATTCATCATTTGCACTTGAGAATGTGCCTTGCATAATCCAGTTGTTTGTTGATGCAGACAATTTATAACTTGGATTATTACCAGCACCCGAAGTTACAACCTCAACAACGGGATTACCAGAACTTCCAAATGTTGCATTGCCCGTTGATGAAACAGCACCAGCAACCGCAAAGTCACCAGTAACATCAATGTCAGTGCCAAGCCTATTGATAATTCCTGTTGACGAATATTCTATTGCTTCGCCTGTGCCTGTATAAGTAAAAGCACCTGACTGAAGTCCAAATACAGTTAAAGAACTACCAGAGTTTACAACACATTGGCTAACAGTAGTATTGTCATTATATCCACCGCTCCAAACTACATTTGAATTTAGGTCAGTCAGATCAATAACATTAGTGCCGCCAGTAAGTGCGCTTCGTTGATTAACAAAAGAAATCTTGTATGCACTAACGGCAGAGCCGGGGGTTGTTAATCTTTTTAGTAGTGAGTTTTGACCTTCGTTCCAGCAGCTATAACACTCAAGACCATCAATCCCGACAGTGCCAGAGATTCCAAATACAGATGCAGGATTTCCGGGGCCAGAATAAAAACCAGTGCCAAAGAACTTAGGATGAGCATTATCACCCATCTCAACAAGTACGCCACCATTCTTACCGCCAATAGAACCGCCATAGAAATTAAGTTGTTGTGAATTGACACGTAAAGACCGATTGCCACCATCAATTATGCAATTATGAAACTCACAGTCAGCTAATCCATAAACACTGCCAACACTAGCACCAGACATATCAACGCAAGCATCTGTGCCATTGGCTGCAAAGTTTCGCAGTTGGACATTTTCAAAATAGTAATGCTGAGGATGTGCGTTAGTTGCTCCAAAGATCATGCCGATTGAAGCTATGTTATCACCTTCAAAGCGCATATCTCTAATAACAAGGCTGGAAATATTTACACCACCAGCAAAGTCACCATCTAGCATTGTGCCATTAGCAGCACCAGCCCATTTGATAATTGAACCTTTTACTGGATTTGTAGTTTCTTGAGCATTGAACCCATCGCCGTGTAGTTTGCGATAAGTTGTATTAGGAAGATTGAGGGTTGATATAATCTTGTAAACACCTGATGGAAAATAAACACTTTCAGACGCATCAATCGCAGCCTGTATAGCAGCAGTGTCATCTGTAACACCGTCGCCTGTAGCTCCGAAGTCTTTAACTGAGACAAACTCTTGTAGCTTGTTCTCTACTGTTCGGGTCTGAGCGCCAGTACCACCTTGGTTGTAGTTGATATTGCCACTGTCAGCATCAAGCGTATCAATGGCATTACCGATAACGACTTCGATCTGAGCATTTAATGGTGGAGCCTCAGTGAATGTCAGCGTTGTGCCGGATACGGAAAAGCTAGATTTAAGCTGATAAACACCGTCGATGTAGACTTGGGCGTTATTCTTTGAGCCGGGAGCTACGGTTAGGGTAAATGCTGTTTGAGCGCCAGTGCCAGTGAAGACGTTATTTGTAAAGTTAGCACCGACAATAGCAGCGCCAGCAAGAACAGCAGCCGACTCAACAGCGACGTTACCATTGGAATCAAACTTGAGGATTTTGTCAGCACGATCCGTTTGAGCAGGAAGCTCCATATTGACGCTGACTGGGTCAGTTACTGGAGCGCGAACAGCACGATCCGATAGTTCAAGTAGCTGTTGGTCAAAGATTGTGAGGGCATCAAGTTGTTCATTAAGGGCAGACGCACGTAATTCACCTGCTGTCACGAAGTCAGTGGTGCGCTCAATGTCACGAGCACCAACGATGGTGATGCGGTCATTCAGGGTTGGTGTTGAGGGAACGCTTGAGCCAGTTACAATCGTAACGCTACCAGTACCATTGGCATTGATTGTTACGGTGTAATCTGTTGCAAGTGTCAGCAACGTAGTGTTGAAATATACGTCTACGTCAGTGTTTACAAGGATTTCAAACGAGAAAGCGTATGGCCCAACGCCCGCACTACCAGTGTAGACGATGCGTCGTGTTACAGCATTGATATTATAGTCCGCCATTTTAATCCCTCACGTTGACCAGCACTTTAACCTAAATCCATTTCATATTCTACCTTCGAAAATCAACCGATATTGCGCTTAAATCTGGTGTGCGTTTAGGTGCTGATTCACCCGGACTCCACCAGTAATTCTGCCCTTTTTCGCGTCTGAGTTTGCGCTCTAATCTTCTGAAATTTCTACCTGCATCTGGATCAGCCATTTTACGAAGATTGTCAAAAATCAATCTTTGCATTGCTAAACGTGCATAGAATGTAGATACACCGGGCATATATCTTTGTGCAAATTGTACTGCTTCTTTTCCTATATCAGTATCTTCGCCTTCAATGGCTTGCATTACATTTCCGACTGTTAAATCTAACACGTCTCCAGCAAATCCAATTCTAGGGCCAGCAACTGTTTCAGCAAGACCGCGATCAAATCTATTTCGATTAGAGAATAAGAAGTCACCGAATATACCCATGCCACCACCAGCAAGAAAGGCGCTACCCCAAAACTCCATATTTGGCTCGCCATCCTCATCAAACATTGCAAGAGGATCGCGGCCTTGAGAAAACTGTCTCATTTGTATGGAAAATGCAGCAAAGATAGTAGCGGTCGCCATAAACTCTACACCGTATCCAACACGGCCCATAGTTGATGACTCAAGATGACGGATTTGTCTAAGATTGTTCGTCATTATCGTAACTGGGAAGTTTTTAAATTGACCGACAGAGCGGACAATTTCACCTACTGCAGTACCGCGTCTTGCTCCAGAAGTTAAAAGTTCACGCGACTCAAGTGATGCTACAGGAACAGATAAATCGACCTGTTTTTGCAGCATTTCCATATATTTATAACCAATCTTTTCGTCGATATCAAAAACATCAACAGGACGCAGGAATGTTGCACCCTTATGTTTGTGAAGTTTTGTACTGCGTATCTTATCCCAATCAGCAGCATCAACACCGTATTGACGTAATAATCTTTGGTTCTTGGACGAAAGTTCATCAAATTTCTTTCCAATGTTATCGGCAAAGAAACCCATGTATTCCATACCAACAGCCCACCGGGATGCTTGTGTCCACGGAGAAAGCAAGGATGCGTTCATAGTAAAATCAGATATGCGGCGGGTTATATTTGGCCCCATAACATCGCCAATATATCTTGATTGTCCAAAGGCAACAGCAGACCAACCTTCAGCAATTAAACCAGCCCGAATAAACTCTCGCTTAGTAGCTTTACCCGCCACCATTGTGCCGAGCATACGGCCCATCATTTTTGATTGTGGAAGGCCAGCAATACGAGACACGACACGCGCCGTACCCATATCACCAAGTATAGCTAGTAAAGACGTTGAACCAAGTAAGGCGGAGTTTAGTAAATTACCAAGACCTGCAAATCCATTTGACAACCATTCTCTATCTGAAGCTAATGCTGTACCAGTATAGATGCCGTACATTCCATCAAATGTACCCTCATGTTTTTTAAAAGCATTTTCATTTGGTTTTTTTCCACCGCCAATCTTTTTATCAGCCGTTCTAGCAATAGCTTCTGCTTGCGTCTTTAAATAACGAATAGTTGCATTTGGATTAGGTCCAAGCAATTCAAGCATCGCAATGTCACGAGACATTGAATCAATGTGATCCATCATAATAGTAAAGGTATCACCACGACCAAATTTCTTTTGGTATTCAAGCCAACTATCAGTATCTTTGAACACGAGGAAACGATGATCCTGTCTACGACGCGCTAATGATTTGTTCATTAACGTACTATCACGACCAACCTTAGAAAAACCTTCGGTTTTGATTGAGTCATATACTCCTTCAAGAACTTTTCTATGCTCTGCTGGCGAAAACTTTTTACCAGTAGATTCATCAATCATCTTATTCCAATCAAGATGATCTTTAATATAATTAATCCACTCGTCCTCACCTGCCTTACCTATTTTAACAACATCATGGCTTTGAGGCATTCCCCAATCAGCACGTTTTGGAATAGACCCTCCAGCGCGATTAAATGCTTTTCGTAAAAATTCTGATGTCTCTTTCCATGCTTGCGCTAATTCTTTAGCGACCGCATTTCCGGTATTCTTTTTACCAAAAACCTCTTCTGCCATATCTGCGCCCATTTCACGGGCCGCTCTGCGTTCATTACCAAATATGCCGCGTTTTAGCTCGGCAAGAACATTGTCCATTTTAGCGTGAGCGCGTCCACGAATAGCCTCACGTCTACCTTCAAGGCTCGAATAAGACCATTGCCCAGAACCATCACGCTCTACTAAACGGACAAGTGCCTCACTCTTGTATTTAAGATTATTGTCTTCCATCTCTTTTAAGCGTTCACGTTGAACAGCGCGGCTTAAAGCAATACGACGTTTTTTCTCTGCTGCTGCATATTCTGCCGTTTCAAAGGTTTCTTTTCCAGCACGACGAGCAGCTTCAGCCTCAGACATCTCAGTTTTATATTGAGAATATAAACGATTGTATTGATCCTTTAACTCGGCAGCGCGAGTTTCATCAATAACGTTTTCTTTTTTGGCATTTTCTATACATTCAAGAAGGCTCATTATACGACGCACCCCCGTAAACGATCTAACATTTGATCGTCTTTAGCTAAATCTTCTTTGATTTCAATTCCTTTTAATTCTTGATAACCAGTGATTTCATCACCAAGCTCAATAAACTCATCATCTGCCAAATCGTCTAAGGCTCGTGCATAAGTGTCTGGCGTTAAATCCTCTATATCATCAATCTTGGGTAATGGAGAATAACGTGTTGGAACATCTGTTTCACCGGGAAAACGACCAATGCTGATATCCGCAGTCGCATCATCTAAGTTACGAGCATGTTCAAGAGGGTCTATTGCCTTACCTTCAAAGGTTGTTTCACCAAGAAGTTCTGATTCGTCAATGGATGCATTGATAGCGTCAGCATCACTTTTGCTCATTGCATCATCTTTGCGTAATGCCTTAACTGCTCCACGAGCTTGGTCATAAGTTAGAGAAATGCCTCTAAAAGCTACAGGAAATCCCGCAGCAAAAATACCAGCGGTTCCAACATTTGTTAGAAAATCTTTATAATCATATTTTAGACCAAGCTCCTTATACCATTTTTGAGTGGCCGTTTGGATAGTTGCTTCACGAGCTGCCTCAAGTAAACCAGCGCCAAGAGCACTTTTCCATAATGGAGCTCTTGCAACTTGAGAAAAACCTCCGGCGCCAGTCATAACAGTAACTTCAATTAAATTCCTATCAGTTAGAAAGCCACCAGCATTACCTATAAATTCACCGATGGCAGGAAGAACACCATATCGTTTTTCTGATTCAGCTTGAGCCTTAGCAAGCTCATCTTTTGCACGTGAAACAATTTCTTGATTTATCTTATCAAGAGATAAATTTTGATATTCAGGAAATACATCAGAATTTTCATTTAGATAATCTATTATCTTTTGAGTTTGAATACCTCTCATTTCTTCGGAACCACCCATACTATCGGTTCCGCCATAATAATGAGAAGGATTAATAAAATCCGGACCACCTCGTTCAGCAATAGTGTTCAGAACTGGTTGGATGTATTCGTCTAACAAAACAAGATTTGCATCAGAGTTCTTCGCGTAGCGTTGCTCGTAATAACCAGACGAAATTGAGTCAAAGAACCCCGGTTCCTCTCCACCAGTTTGTACGAGGTCTATTCCTAAAGAAGACGTTTCCCCTTCATTAAAGAAAAACGTCATTGTTTGGTTCTCTCTTTATAATTATTTCTAAAATCTTGAATATTGATAAGATACATTTTCCCTGAACCATTATCAAAATATTGATCTCTTCCACCTTCTCTTAAACCAACAGCAAAAATACCATCTCCAATACTTTGCAGAATTAAATTATTTTTTAAACGATCTATACCAATTACCTGACCGTTTTGCGCCATTGGTAATGCACCGACTGTTTTAATCCAATCTTCTGAAGAAGCATCTTTAAATAAGTCTTGAAGTTCAGAAGCATCTTCGCCATCAACCATAAAATTATTTGGAACAATGATTGGGCGATTATTAAAATATGCTATTCCGCCATAAGTTTTACCTTTAACGGTAATTTGTCCCGCTGCGAGTTGAATAGCTTGAGCATATTTTTTGGTATCAAATTGCGTTCTGTTAGCAGCAATGCTTTCATAAATAGCATCAGCAGTTGCCGAAATACTGGATTTAATACCAACAGGAAAAATACCAGTTGCAAATAAATTGTTTATTGCAGATGCTTTATCTGTTGACTCACCTGTAATTTTAGGAGCTTCTCCAGCATCAATAATACCCTGCCCTATTACTGCCGCTCTAACGGTACTGGGACCAGAACCAGCAACCATTAAACCGCCTATATGAGCAATTGTTGGGTCTTTCTCGCTAATCTGAGCAAAAACCTCTGGAGCTTGCGGGCCAGCAGATTCTGCTAGATTACCTATAAGTCTCATCCTTAATTCAACATCACCGTCTTTAAAGGCATTTGTAAAGCGCGTTACTTCATCGTCATTCAAATAACTGTACGGGCCTTCTATATTATTTTGACGACTAAATGCCTTAACTTGAGAAATGCGTTGACCGAATTTATCGCCAAACTCATCTGGTTTAAGAACCAATGTTTCAGCAAGATTGATGTCTTCAATTCGACCTATGAATTGTCCAGCACCAACAGGATCGCGCTTTAACTCTTCACGCATAAAGCTAAGACGTTTCTCAACCGCATTTAGTCGATCAATTTCTTCTGGTATAGCTCCGTCTTTGCGAGCAGCAGCAGCATAACCTTTTCTCAATGCTTCAAGGTCTGGAATACCCATCCCATTTAATACTTTGTTAAAGTCAGCAGCAGTCTGTGTTTTTGCAAATTTTTTATCAAATTCGCTAACGTCTACACCAGCAGCAGCAAGTTTATCACGTTGTGCTAAAAATCTATTTGTTGTTGTCTCATCAGGAACATAACCTTGAGATACAGTTTTATCAGAAAACTTATTCCAATCACTTAAAAGGTCTTTGCCTTGGCTTTTAAGGTCATTTAACTCTGCTTTAATCTGAGACGCAAAAATAGATATTTTACGTTCAATAACATTGTCATCAAGACCTTCAACAAGAAAACCACCCTTCTCTTGTTGGCGTTGTAATTCAACAAGAAATTTACGACGTTCATCCAAAGTCTCTAAGTCATCAAACGCACCATCAAGCCTTGCGCTATGAAACTTATTTCTTACATCTATTTCTTCTTTAGCAATATCTGCTGGAAGGTATCTCGCTCCTTCCATATAAGTCCGCAACATATCAATGTTTGCATTTAAAATGTCTTCTGAAACACCTTGACGACCAAGACGTTCAATCGTCCGTTTGTAATCAGCGACACCATAAGCAGCTTCTGCTCTACGTTGTGTATCTTGCGCTTTTAAATATTCGTTTGTTTGACTCAAATAATGCGAGTCACGAACAGAACCAAGAGTAGTTTTTAAACGTGCTTGAATTTCAGGCGATAAGATATTGAAACTACTGGAAAAACCATCAATTACATCATTTAAACGGGATGCAGTGTCTTCAGGGGTTAATTGCTCACGTTCAGCTTGAAGCGCAATTTCCTGCATTTGTAAGCGCGCTTTAGCCTCAACCTCAGAGCTAAGAGCCTTAGTAGCTGCTTGATATGCCGATTTTTCATAAATGGTCATTAAAGCAGGGTCTTGCCCTAATGATCTTTTAAGAACTTCTGTAGATTCTAATGCACCTTCTTGAGCGCCAGCAGCCGCTGCACTTTCACCAGCCCTCTCAAAAACAAATTGAGACATACGACCAATGGCATCAGATAAGCCTTGATAAACGCGAGCCTCTGCTTGTCCAGCAGAAACAAAGTCTACGCGCGGGGTAGCAAGACCTGTGCGTTGACGTTCAAAGCGAGGAAAACGTTCTGCCATTTTTTACCTCACGTCCAAGCGGCCATTTCGCCGCCATAGTTACCCATACCACCACCGCCCGGCGCACCACCTGTCATACCAGCAGATAATGCAGCCGATCCTAATGTACCAACAGCTTTAAATATTCCAGCTTGATAAGCACTTTTTGATTGCCGCATCAATTGCTGCGCCCGTATTAAACCGCCCTCACGAGCAACAATCTCATTGTCTTTAGACACATAAATTTCATTAGCGCCCTCAGCTATTGCATAATCCTGCATAGCTAAAGCACTACCTGAGAATGGATCAATTGAACCAGCACCTGCACGAGCATTTATTGTTGCCTGAGTACGCAATACGCGATCCATAGTTGCAACAGCTTGTTCTCTATACTTTAGAGCTTCACCGCGTCCTTGAAGTTGTTCCATAGCGGCTTGACGAGCAAGACCTTTAGCCTGCGCTCGTCCGGCTTGATATTGCCCAAATGCCGAAGCGGCTTGGAGACCAACGGCTATAATTGGTAGTGCAGCAGCCATCTTATTGCCCCGCGCTTAGTTTGTAGTCGATACCTAATACAGTCATTTTAAGCGGAACCGATTGCCCAATAGTTATTTGACCTTCATAAGTATAACCCAATATACCATGCAATGTCTTGATGCCAGTAAACGCTGGAACAGCCGAGTCTAATATTGCCCCATCAAGACGACGAAATGCAATCTCTTTACCACCAATGGTCATAGACTGAGTGTCGTAAACTTCTGCATTTACCTCAAAGATACGCTTCTTAAATCCGCGCAATGGACCGCTTTGTAATCCCGGCTCAACAGGAAGCGTTTTAATTTCGGTGTTGAAGTTTAACCCAACCTGATAGCTCGAAGTCGCCGCTTGAGCGAACGTAATCGTGTACGGAGACGCTGGTACAACCTGTACAGCTTCAACAATACCGTCTCGTACAATCTGGACAGTTTCTCCTTGGAGGTGATCCATAGTGACTGAAGCAGCCGCTCCGCCCGATTTAGCAGAATCAACAAAGATTTCATCGTCAAATAACTCCACGAGATAAACATCTGAACCATTTATGGTTCGTTTCACCACGACATAGATTAAATCAATATCGACACCGACATTGATAAACTCGCCATCAGTAGTCCATTCAGACGGCGCAATAACGTTCTGTGACCGCAGTAATGTATAGCAAGCCATAGACCCGTCATCGCCATTTACGATTAAAAGACGGTCGCCTTCATCGGTACTTGTTGAAACGCGCGTTGCCATTTCTTCTGGAGATTTTAGCAAATGCGATGAAAGCAAAGATATTTTAGCTGATGCGTAAGCGTTCTGAACATCAGTATATAGAAAGTCCTGTAACGCCTTACCTTGTCTTTGAATGAAAAGCGTAGCACCATCAATGTTTTGCAATCGAATACCCGGCTTCATACCATAAGCTGATTGCTGCTTAACAATCAAATTAGTAGGCGTGATCGGCGTATCCAATGATTGAGGTACATAAAACTCAGCGCCCGTTGTAAACACCTGCAAGTGACGACCAGCATAAATGTCTACAATCGCGTTGAATGTTCCAGTATCAAGCGTGGCTTCAACGGCATCATCATCCAATCCTTCATTTGGACTGAAGTCAAAAAACGATGATACGCGAGAACCCCAGATTGTAGATGGGCGAGACTTACTTCCACCAAAGAATAAACGGCCTTCATGGAAGGTAACGCTACGTGGCCAACCACGAGAAGCAGACCATGTTGGCTCATAACCATGTTCCGTTACATAGTCACCAGCATCTATCTGGCTGTTGTCAAAGAACGGAACTTCAGTAAATGCTTTAACTTCTGTGTCGCTAACAAATTCAATAACACGCGCACGACCGAAACCATTGTTTGCTACAACGTATTCATCAACCATTGCAGAGCCAAATGGCTCTACTTTGTAACTAGTTGTAGCATCTGGGGCTGTATCCCAATCTGGATTAACAGTTAATACTTTTGTTGAAGCAACATAATCCTCAACATGCCGTACTTGGCCTGCACCAGTACCAGATGTCAGCGTGATGAACATACCGTTAGGCTGATCATCGCTAGTGAAGCTACTAGCAGCCTTGAGTGTGATTGTACTAGATGTTCCGGCTTGTGCTGTGCCAGTGTCTGTAGTCGCACCAGAAGCGGTCAGAGTGATATTACCGCTGGCTGCACTAGGTGTGATGTCATACGTTGTAACATGCGTATCAAGGTCAAACGCATATCTAGCAATATAGTCAAAGACAATCGTGCTTACAGTCCAAGTAGCATCGGTTGCACCGCGAACAATCTTTATAGGCTCAAGGTCTTCGTGAACTATAATTACAGTATCAGCGGATTGCACCCAATTCATTTCTGGTAAAATGGCAGCAGTCAATGCAGATACGGTAGCGTAATCGTTACCAGAACCATTGATATTCGTAATCTGCACACCGTCTTTAAAGACGTACATTCTACCCGGTGTGAAGATAAGCATATAGCTGTCAGACACGCTAAACTCAAACGACACCATGCGAACAGCGTTAGCTGCACCAGCATCTAGCGTGGTTATATATTTCGTTCCGGGCCTGCGAGTAGCACCACCCTGCGGTTGAATAGAAACATTTTGAGCAGTCGTAAGGCCAGATTGATACTGGGCAATATCAGTCCTTGCGCGCAGACGTGGGTCTAGCACTCCAGACGTGAAATTGTTTTGCATACGAATAACACGGCTCATCCACGAATATCCGTTAATGGGAAGTCCATAATATTCTGCGGCGGACGATCAACACCATCAATATTCATTGACACACGCACCAATCCGCCACGCATGTTTTCAGAAGGCGCGCCATAAGCGAGACGATGGTAATAATCGCCTTTTTGTATTTGATCCGTAATCGGTTCAGCAAATGATGCAGCTAGTGCATGTTTGAGAAGATTAACGAAATACGGCGGAAAAAAGGCAGGTTCTGGACGATACTGATAATCAATCCAAACGTCTTCATAATTCGTATAAATGTCAGTGCCGTATATCTCAAAGTCACGCGCTGGTAAAGAACCAACGGAGCCAGTGATGAAAAGAGCTTTAGGATTGCCAAGGATATCACCGGGCAAAGTGTAGCGGTATTTCCATTCGTTAATCGGAGTATCGACAAGACGAGCTAACTTAACCTTCTTGATCGACCACGAATATGGATACTGCATAATCAAGGTATCGCGGATATCGTCATATAAACGATCCGCAACTTGTGCTTCATCTGTTCCTTCAGAAAAAGAAGAAATAGCGGACGCACCTAGCATAATCATGGCGTCCGAACAGATAGTTAGTTTGGTATCCCCAGAAGCCATTTTTTACTCCGCAAGAAAAGGGGTGAGCCGAAGCCCACCCCAATCCTATTAGTCGCCGTCGGTTGCGGCAAGTGTCGTACCGTCAGCAACGTCAACAACACCACCTGTGTTCGAGAGAACTTGGGTAAGTGTGCTAACGCGAGTGCCTCCGGTAGAGGTTACACAATAGATCAAATCGCCCACTGCAAGAGTGTCCGATAAGCTATTGAAATAACCTTCGGTATTTACGTCGGCAATCGCATCAGCGGTCTGATAGGTGTAGATGCTAGGAGCATTACCCTTTTTAGAAGCTGAAACGACACCGAGGCCAGCAGCATCAAAAGCCATGATTTAGCCTCCTTATTCAGTGCTGGAGATTTTGACGATACCGTCGTCGTCGATTGCAATGGCTCCAGCGGAGAACATTGAAGCGACTAAGAAGGATGTCTTCTCTGGCACATAGTTAATTTCAGACTTTTGGTTCATGCTGATGCCAAGGCCAACCGCATCGCGGTGGAAGGCAAAGCTGGTGCGGGTTGATGGAAGTGGCAAGCCACCTTCATCACGATCACCAAGCATGATGAACTTGAAGCCAAGGAATGTGTCGATTTCACCCATCGACAGAGCCTTCACAGTAGCGAAGTCGCTGCTGGTAAGTTCAGTTTCGTCAAGCAATGCAGCCAGACCATTAGCATGGATAATCATGCAACGACCTTCAGCAGGAACGTTTTTGGCGTCCAGAGCTTTTTTAGCAGCAAGTAACTTGGCGAGGTTGAGGTTAGTACCAGCACCACCGACTGAAGTTGCAACGGTGGCTGCGCCAGACGAAGCATTCAGTGCGTCAATGACAAGCTGATCCATGCGACGGCCAATGGCATTGCCAACGACCTGCACGAGCTCACGACGCTCGTCAAAGTTTACTTTCGCTTGATGGAAGATATCGCTGTATTCCGCAGCAATATAATCCGACATAGAAGCTGTCACCTGTGAATAGGAGACATTTAGAGGAGTCACGTCCGATTGTGGAACGCGAATAGTTGCAGTGCCTTTCCCAATTTTAGGGAACTTCACCTGATTGCCCTCGACGTTTGTTCGCTCGCGCGTCACGCCTGCAAGCGCACGAGACGCTTGGTATGCCTGCTTGACTTCTGCATCGAACAACTGAACGAAGGCGTTAGAAATGCCAACAGCCATTTCCAGTTCCTTTCGCTAGAACAGTTATCAAAGTAATCGCGTGCAGGTATCCGTGAGGGCTGCGAGCTTGAACGATTTAACGCCACGTCCCAAGGCGGGTCTGACGGGCCAATAATGGGTATCCGTCAGACCCAATATAAAAAACTAATTGTTAGTTGTAAACAAGTAACAGTGTTGTATTTTTGCAACACTTATATTGGTCGATAAGGTTCACCTCCATACATCTTCTCGAACATCCGTTCTACCTTTGCACGATATGCTGGATCAGTATTGTATTCAGGACGACCAACCATAGCTGTTAGTTCCTCACGGCTCGGTCCATCTTCGATGGTAGAGACATCCACAGGAACAGTTTGATCGCCATAGTAAGCGCGTATCTTTTGAAGAGCGCGAATACCATCAGCAGTTCCGCCCATGATTTTGAACTCTTCAAAGTCATTCTCGCCCCAAACACCTTTACGAACTAGGCTTTGCGCCCAATCCGTCATAGATTTAATGGTGGCGTCAGCATTTGGACCGAGTTTCTTATACTCTTCTTGATACGATAACTGGGCTTGTTGAGCCTCGCTACCAGACATATCAAGAAACTTTTGAGCTAACTCGTCAAAAGCAGACTGACTAATACCATTCTCTTTGGCCCATTCCTTGTAGGTTACAAAGAGTTCGTCGTCTTGGGGTATATTTGCGCTCGTAAAAACTGAATCATCATACGCTTCGGGAGCTTTGTGTTTTCCTTGCGAAAACTTTTTCTGAAGTTCGTTATAGGATTTAACGAGGTTTTCAAGGTCTGGACCTTCGTCGTCGTTCCAAAACTTCGCTGGATACCAATCTGGTTTAACAAACTCAGTCTCCTCGTCTTCTGAAGCAACGGTGACTTCATCAACCGATTTTGCCTCAGATGGGGAAACCCCTTCAAGATGGGAGATACTTACTTCCTGCTCTTGCTGGTTATCGTCGCTCTCGACTGAGGCTTCGGCCAGCAAGCCTTCGGTTGCGTTCATAATTTGGATGCCCTTCTAATTCGCCGCTCTATTTCGCGGACTAGTGAGTTTTG